GGCGTGACCCTCTCGCCAGTCACTGGGTCAGTAAACGACACATCGTTTGACCACCAGATTTCCTGTATATGCTGGTCAACATCATTGTGAAGGTCAGACACAAGCAGATTCAATCCCTGAAGTTCTTCCAGAAGACGTTCAAAACATCCCATGCGGTCGATACTTGCTTCGTACTCGACAATCGGAATCATGCCCAGCGGATTCAGCTGCTCGCTGATAATCTCGCCGTTCTGGATGTCGAACCTTCTGTCCTCAGTGTATGCGGTAAATACATATCCACCTTTTCTCTTGGCGAATGTTACTGCACAGACTGGCGGTTCCCCGATACCGTCATAGTAAATGATGAACGTGTATCTGGAATCCAGTGTATGCAATTTGAACGGCAGTCCGGTTCTGTCCGCTCTGGAGCGGATATCAACAAATCTGTGACCGATGCCGCAGATTTCAACAAAGTCTGCCAGTTTCTGGTCTTCATAGCCAACGTGGACATTATTGACCATGTACGAATTCAGCTTGGCAATCGCCTTGCCATCTCGCTCTGCGTCAACCTCTGGAGTTTCGTCATCAGACCTCTGCACAAGCATCGGCGGCTGTCCCCAGAAATAATCGCTGTTCCATTTCTTGATGAAATGCGCCATGTTATCGGACACATGATAGTCAATCTCTGGACGCACGATCTTGTCACGCATGATAGGCTGGATGCCTCGGTCATAGTCCATGAGGAACTGGATTTCATACTGCGTCTGCAAGAAATCGCCGTATGCGCTTGCGATAACGTCAACGACATTTGATGCGTCCACATATGGCTCTTCCGTGAAAATCCGCTTACGGCCTGTCAATTTGAACAATCCACGGATAAAACTCATCCTCTGCAATTCGTCCACAATCTCACCACCTTTGCAATAAAATAAGCACCAAACGATGGGTCTGGTGCTTTTCATACTCTTTCAGCATACATCATATTACTTTTGCAATATGACATTCTATGACATTTACAAATTTTTTTGAGTTTTTTTCAAAAAATCTCGGTTTTTTTCGCCAAATTCTCGCAATGCATAGCCGTGAAGCCGAACAGTGTGCCGCCACGACATATCCATCGCTATCGCTATCTGCTCAAAAGTCATATTGCCGACATACCGCATCCGAAGCAACTCCCTGTGCTTTACTGTCGGTAGCTCATCAATAAGGTCTATGGTCTCTTTCCGCAATCTGGAATATTCGTCAACATCTGCATTTATTTCACGCTGGATGTCAACGATTCTGGCTACGCAGTTCCCCAATTTATCCGATGTCGTTCCTGTGGTATGGATGCCGTCACTGTTAATTGCAGACGTGATGCTCGTTGCGATGTTCGTCAGATTCTCAATTTCATTTGCACTGCTCGTCATGCGAATCTCAAGCGTCCGCAGACGGCTTAAATATTCCTTGGCTGTCATGACGCATACTCCCATTTATAGCCATAGCTTGTCATCTGGCGATGTTTGCATGTGCGGATAATCGAAGAAATGTCAAAGCCACACTCTCTGCCGATGTCGCTCATACATTCCCACCGTCTGAGGAACGTTCCGTCTTTCGTATACTGGTTAACAGACTTGCCGTTCACTGCCCTGTTCTTTGCCCTACATCGCTCATTGCGAGTGCCATAGTTCGCATTGTACTTCGATGTACACCACTCCAGATTATCCGCACGGCAATTCTGGATATTCTCGTCCATATGGTTAACCTCTGGATAACAATGTGGGTTTTGGATGAACACCTTGGCAACAAGTCTGTGCAAAAGTATTACGGTACGCTTCCCATTGACGCTGAAATGCGCTTCTAGATACCCATTTCTACATATGCACGGCTTTTTGCTTATCCACTCCCCAAAATTTGCTCTGCCAACATCTCGAACCTTGGTTTGCATCCGTCCATAATTGCTAATCTTGTAATATCCCTCAAATCCGGGGACATCCTTCCAAATTTCTTCCACGCACACATCTCCTTATATTGGACTGCGAATAATTCTCGATGGCTCTGGCGGTTTCGCGCTCTGCTTCTTTGCGAAGGATGCCAAAACATCGCAAACATCATCATGGCATGCCCTTGTATTTCCGACCACCGAATAACTGAGAAGCTGGCTCATAAACACTCCGTAATCGTCCTTCGGCGAATAAAGACTCTTGTCCTTGAAGTATATGTGCTGTTTGACCCACGGAGCGTAAACGATGATTTTTGTCTCTTTGTTGGCAGTCGTGTATTCCTGCGTAACGTTGCAGTAATAGTCTTTGTCTTTCAGCCGCTTATTGACCTCAAACGCCACTCGGTCGCCACCATTGTTTGACTCAAAATGGCAAGCCTCAACCTTGTTCCGAATAATCAAATTGGTGGAACGTGCATACTGAATCTCATAATCGGACTCATTACTGCAAATGGCATCGTCCATGTAGTAATCATCGCCGTACTTGAGCAGAACAGGCTGGGCGAAGTAGTCAGTGCCTTTGTTCTTGGTATCGGCAATCGACAGGATCGCATCAGGCTTGCCAAGAGGCAACTCAAGATACCGCTTGATGTCAGCTTCATGATAGAGCAATCCTTCACGCTCAATCGGCTCATTTTTGTAAAGGCACTTGTAGGAAATCTCATCCATGACCATCTCTTGGTCGTGAAAGAACTGGGTTGACATGCCATTGTAGTCATAGTCAAAGTTGCTCTCGCCAGTCTCCGGATCAATGTCCGGTACGGAAATGAACCTCGCCCTGTCAGAGTTTCCGTAAATATCCTTTAACCGTCCGATAACATCATAGACTGACCACCTTGTTGCGATATGGATTTCCTTGACCTTCTCGTTCAGCTTACGCTGTCTGGCGTCAACTGAATAGATATTCCACAGCTTATCCAGCCTCGGTTTGCTGAGTGCCTCTTCGATGCCACCGATAAGGTCATCGCAAAATAGATAACGATTGCATCGGACTTTACCAGCGTTCTTAGAACCGACAGATGATGTTTGAAGACTGGCAAACGGCTTATAGTCGTTGAGGTTAATCTGCTCTCGCTTTGCGTCCGTCTTGGTGACCTTGGCATTCGGGAATATCTCTCGCCATCTGTACTCGATGTCATTTGTGATGATGTCCAGAACGCCATCGTAAAACATTCTGGTGATGTCGCCGGAATGAGAATAAAACAGACTGTAGTCCGAAAGATGTCTGCCCATGACCCAAGAAGCAAAGAACTTCTCCAGAGTGGTCTTCTGCGTACCAGGGGGCATCGAGATTGACAGAATATCCAGCTTGTCGTCCTCAAGGTCTTGCATCGCCTGAATGAGTCCGTGTTTGTTAAGCTGTTTGCGCTTTGGCTCATAGAATTTATTCTGTGGCAGTCTGTCCCTCTCAAGATAAATCAAGTAACTTTCAAACCACCACGGCGCACGAAAATGATGAACCTTCCAGTACAGTTTGCTGGCATCGGCAGTGTTCATGCCGTTCTGGAGCATATATGTCAGCATCGACAGAACTCCGTCACTGGCGTTCAGAGCAAACTTGCGTACTGCGTAGTCGCCATAGTCCAGACGATCCACTGTTTCCATCAGCAGACTGTATGCCACCCTTGCCCATCCGATATCGGGATGAGCCTCGCCAATCAGCCGATTCCATTTAGACTTGTACTCGTCAAGTTGACTTATAGATTGCAATGCACTCTCAATCCCTTCATGCGATAACGGATAATTGCTTCTCGCAACTCTTCCGCAGTCTCAAAAGTTTCGTTCTTGAGTTCAACATAGCCGTCATCCTCAATGGCATAGATGCCAGCAGGCGTATATGCACTCGCCATCTTCAGAATTTCCGTAACGGCTTCTGGGGTCATCTCATAAGAGTGTTCATCTATCACTAAAATCACCAAATCACCACCTTTGTGAAAAAATAGCTGACAGCTTGTTACACTGTCAGCAAAAGAAGGAGAAAAACAAAAAAATGAATCAAGAAACCCCACGGTTCTTGTGACGAACCTTTAATCAGCGTTCCGCTATGGGGTGAAAGGAGGTTTCCAGAATATGCTTTTTCGGAGTGAAAACGAAGTTACCAAAAAGCTCCGAAAAGCAAAAGAAAACCGAATACGGCATCTGGAGTCGAACCAGAACGAGATGAAATCAATCATCTCCATTCCAAAAAGTTGCCGCCAACGAGGCTACTCCTCGTCATCGTCAAAGTCGATCAGCAGAACTCGCTCATACGCATGAACCATGCCCTCAAGGAAGTACTTTTCACGCAGCGTCTTTCCGCAAAGGGCTTTTACCTCTTCCAGGGTGGCCTCGGCAGCATCGTCTTCATCGACCTCATCAAGGCTGAAGGTAAATGTTTCCGTGTCATCG